ATTTCCGTAGACTGTACGAAGTTCATTCCTGAAATCTGACTGACCCGCACCCATTGAATTGAACAACGCGATTTCCTTCTTGTTGTGATTCACTTTTGCGAGTGCGTAGTGACCATCACCACTCTCATAGGTGTGTGAGATATGAAGATACTCGGTACCCTTACGATTTTTTGCAGGTTTAGTCATATTGGATGTTCTGCGACACTGAAACTTGAAATCATAGTCAGCTTCCTTCTTGATGTCCTTCGCGATTTGTTCAAAGACGCCAGGTCTCTGGATGAGTTGCTTAGCCATTTCCGAGGCATCTTCAATAGCCATGAGATATCTCGCCGCGAGGTTTGTATTCATTTTACGCTCAATGTAGTCAGATGTGTCAATTTCGGCATTCTCACCTTTGACTCTCAAAAGGGTGTTGCGAACATCCCTATTCTTAATAAGTTTAATAGGGGCGAGTTCCATCTATGCTTATATATCATTGATATTTTTAAATAACAATCATATATATATATGTCGTTAGTTTTAGTATGCCCACCAGTCATCATTGTTGAACGAAAAGTTCCAGTCATGACAGTGAATACGTGTCGTTTGGCTGCGATTTACCCATCCAATAACAACGTGTACCAAGTGGAGATACTCGAGGCACCACCGGTGGAAGTGAACAATGAGGATGATCAAATTACATAGACGTTCTTAGCCAGGATTTTGTACACATCATTTAGAGTCGACGCGCTAATATTGCATTTTCGCATGATTTCACGGTTCGACACGGATGGGAGGGCAATTTTGATACTGGCACCGATGATCGATCGAGACTGACGTGACATGAGGGCCGGAAGATCGAGAGCGGACCGAAACACGGACGTAATTCGTCGACATTCGGTCTCGGTGATATTGAAAGTGTCGAGTGCGTCCCGGAGTCCTTTCATCTTGTTTTGCCGGGACCACGACGATCGTTCGGACATCACAACCGCAGTTTTCTCCTCGGCGATGAGACGGTCATACCTGCGCGTGTACTTTTCAATTTTCCTCTTCACGTGAGCAAGTTCATCTGAAGAAGAACGGATAATACGTCTCTTGACCATTTTTTGATTATAAATTGTTCAAGGTTTTAACTAACTTAGGCTTTTAGTTCCCAAATGCGATGCCGGCCATACCATTCTTAACACGTAAGATGTTGTAGTTAACCGCGTAGACACGAGCTGAGGCACTTGAATCAGTGGTAGTCACACCATTAAGCAACAACTTGGCGTTGTCAATACGGGAAAAGTTAAGGGAACCACTTGGTTGTGACTTGTCCAAGTTGAGGCAGAATGGCCAAGTGTACACACTGTCTTGAACAAGACTGTCAACACCAAGAGCGGAGCAGTGCATTTCTGGAACAACATCGTGGTGATAGACATTAGACATGTTCTCAAAGAGAGCGGTGCCGTTGATGTACAACGAACCAGTACCAAAGGTGTAATTGGTTTCCCAATCCGCATTGTTAATGTTACCCGCAACCAAGTGAAGCGCCTTCACTGGGTGGTTAAAGTAAGTAAGATCAAACTCGGTATCGGCTTGTGTACCTGGTTGATATTGAACTTGGTTGATCAACAACTCGTGTTCGTTGTCTGTGAAGAACTTGCGTTCATCTGTGTCCAAGTAGATGTAGTTGGCGTAAATTTTTGGAGTACCCGCCGCGGTGTATTGATCTTGGATCTTAATACGCAATTCCACTTCATGGTACTGGAGAGCCACAAGTGGGAGTGATTTTGTCCAGTCTTCACCGAAGAAGAATGGGATCACATAGTGGTCACCATTTGAGTTGTTTTGGGAAGTTTCAATAGTGTGTCTCATGGTAGCCTTGGCAGAGTTGTCGTTGTACAACACATTGTGAATACCCTGAACGAAGAGGGAGTCAAGTTCGCACACCTTTTGTCCACCAATCCACAATTGGAAGGTTGTTGGTTGGGACGCGGAAGTGTCAAACATAGCGTTGTTACCACCTGGCAAAGCAATACCTTCGGCTTCAATCCAGACATAGCTCAAGAGGTCACCCTTGGAGCGGAGTGGAACGACAATTTCATTGGAAGCACCGAAAGTACCAATGTAATCCACGCGTTCTGGACGCATCGCAAAATTTGTGTGTCGCTTGTAGTTTTGACGGAAAAAACTGACCTGTGGTTGACCAGTAATGTACGCATCCTGGGCACCTTTAGATACAAGGTCAATCAAAGCGGCTGACATTTTTACTAATAAAGTATATTAAAATTTTCGGCCGATGACTACACAACGAGAATTATGGTAGTCTTCCAAGCACTCACTTGGGAATCCAGAGATACAGATGATGAGCATTTGATCAGTATCTTTGGTAAGACCGAGGAGGGGAAGTCTGTCTGTCTTACAACTGCGTTTACTCCGTATTTTTTTATCAAACTTCCCGGGAATATTACTGCCCCAAAAATTCAGAGAATTTACAATATCCTTGATGAAACGTGTAAAGATTCCCTGGTAGCCTACTCTGTCATGAAGTCTAAGGATGTCTGGGGATTTCAAAACAATGAAGAGTTTGCATACATGAAAGTGAACTTCAAACACCTTCAGGCTCGCCGTCTCGTGGATTCATTCCTGAGAAAACCCCTTGATAGGACACCCGAACTTTTTGATATTTTTGGGGTCAGGAATGTAAAAGTTTATGAATCAAACCTTGATCCAGTGCTGCGCCTGATGCACCGCACAGGAATCCAATCCACTGGATGGTTAGACACGGGGGACAAGTGTATTCGTTCGCATCTCGCCCATGTTGATTTGGATCTTTTCTGTAATGACTGGACAACCCTCAAGCCTGTGGTGAGGGATGACATCGCTCCATTTGTCGTGGCATCTGTGGATATTGAATGTAATAGTTCTACGGGTAAGTTTCCTGATGCAGATGTTCCTGGGGACGCCTGCTTTCAAATCGCAATCTCCCTGTGTAAGTTTGGCTCCGACGAACCATACGATAAGACATGTCTTTGCTACAAGAAGACGGATCCCAATCTGGAAGGTTCCACTATTCTGAGCTACGACACCGAAAGAGAAATGTTGGAGGCATTTCAAAAGTATCTTCACAAAAGTGATGTGGATATCATTACCGGGTGGAACATTTTTGGATTTGATATGGAATACATATACAAGCGTGCACAAGTCAATCGGTGTCACTATGAATTCTTCAACTTGGGTAAGTTGAGGGATACGGAGTCGGAACTTGTCATTAAGAAGCTCTCATCAAGTGCCCTTGGAGACAACCTCCTGAAGTTACTCCCAATGTCTGGTCGCTTCATCTTTGATATGTTCCACGAAGTCAAGAAGGGATACAAATTGGATAGCTATAAATTGGATAGTGTATCTAAATTGTACCTGGGGGATCAAAAAATTGATATGGCACCAAAGGAGATGTTTGCCCGCTACAAGGAGGGAGACCCCGTAAAATTGCGGGACGTTGCTGAGTATTGTATCAAGGATACACTTCTTCCACATCGCCTGATGAAGAAGCTGTGTACTCTCCTAAATATGGTGGAGATGGCCAAGGCAACTTGGGTTCCAGCAAACTTTCTTGTAGAGCGTGGGCAACAAATCAAGGTATTTTCTCAACTGACAAAGAAGGCGAGGGAATTGGGTTTCATGGTTCCGACAATTCGGTATGGAGCAATCCCCGAAGAACCCTACGAGGGAGCTACGGTTCTTGAAGCACAAAAGGGTGCATACTATACTCCAATTACTGCTCTTGATTTTGAAGCACTGTATCCATCAATTATGATGGCACACAATCTATGCTATTCGTCATATGTCATGGACGAGAAGAAGTATGGCGCGGTTCCGGGAATCACCTATGAAACTTTCAAGGTTGGTGACCGAACTTATAAGTTTGCCCAAGATGTACCAAGTCTTTTACCTGCGATTCTTCTTGAATTGAAACAGTTTCGTAAGCAAGCCAAGCGGGACATGGCGGCGGCTACAGGTTTTATGAAGGAGGTCTACAATGGTAAGCAGTTGGCTTATAAAATTTCAATGAACTCTGTATATGGGTTCACTGGAGCAGGCAAGGGTATTCTTCCTTGTGTCCCTATTGCATCTACAACAACATGTAAGGGGCGTGCGATGATTGAAGAAACAAAGAATTATGTTGAGAAGAACTTCCCCGGGGCAAAGGTAAGGTACGGGGATACTGACTCAGTGATGGTTGAGTTTGATGTTGGGGATCGTAAAGGCGAGGATGCGATTGCCTACAGCTGGGAGGTCGGTGAGAGAGCCGCCGAAGAGTGTTCAGCTCTCTTCAAGAAGCCCAATAATTTGGAATTGGAAAAGGTCTATTGGCCATACTTTTTGTATTCAAAGAAGAGGTATGCCGCAAAGTTGTGGACACAGGGGAAAGACGGAAAGATGCACATGGACTATATTGACATCAAGGGCCTCCAAGTTGTGCGACGGGATAACACACCCCATGTGCGAGAGGTCTGTAAGGAACTCTTAGATGTTGTTCTCACATCAAGTGACCCCGGTCCACCAAAGGAGTTGGCCAAAGAGAGGGCGATTGAACTTCTTTCGGGTGATGTCCCCAATCATAAGCTTATATTGAGCCAAGGTCTCTCGGATACCTATAAGGTTGGTGGTAAGAATGTGTCTGTCACGAGCAAAGAAAGTGTCAATATTAATCAATCGCATGTACAAGTTGTCACGAAGATGCGTCAAAGAAAGCCTGGTTCTGAACCACAGTCTGGGGATCGTGTGCCATACCTGCTCACAAAGACCCAAGATTCCAAAGCCAAAGCGTACGAAAAAGCCGAAGATCCAATATATGTAGAGGAGCATGGCGTACCTGTTGATTATCACTATTATTTCCTCAATAAGTTCCTCAACCCTGTGTGTGACCTTTTGGATCCACTGTTTGAGAATGTCAAGGATGAAATCTTTGGTGAAATCATTAATCAACACAAACCACCGAAACCAAAGAGGGAACCAGCTCTCAGTACTATGAAGAAGGATGATCTCATTTCGGAATGTAAACGCCTAAGTTTGGATGAAACGGGTACTTTGGCGGTACTCCGAGCCCGCCTTAAGGAGGCGAGACAAGGTTCGGTTGAAGATCTATTTAAAAAATACGAGCTAACACAGAGTAAGAATGAATCTTCACGAGAAGATCACGCAGATAGTTGATGAGGAGTTGGAGGAGAGGGTCAACTTAATCATCAACGAGTATGCTTTAACGATTTCAAAGAAGCATGCGATACCTCTGGAACTTTTATTGAAGGATATCCCCACTTCATTTGTGAGTACAACTTGTAAAGGAACAAAATCAACTGGTAGTCGGTGTACTTTCAAGGCAATTCACAATGGCTATTGTGGTAAACATAGATCCCAAGGTAAAAGGGTATGTCATCGCACATTGTCAAGTTCAAGTCTACACAATCATGGACCAGAGCATATGTTTGTGAGGGGGTGTCCGGGGTGTGAGGTTTCAAAAGAGCTTATAGATTTGGGGGTCTAGTATGGTAATGAGCAAAAACGATATTCTACTAACATCTATCAACAATTTTTACGACAATGAGAAGAATAAATCTACACTTCTGACGATATTGGACAAAACAAGTGGCATTTCTCTCCGTAATTTGGAGTGGTTTATCACAAACTACGCAAAGAAGAATCACACCTCGTATCAAACAGGTGACGGGAAGTTATTCACTGTCCATTGTGCTTACAAATCAAGCCTCAATGGATACAGTAAGCAACTCTTTGATCCATTTTGTCGGTCTCAAAAGTTTCCCTACACGATTCCGGGTACATCTCATGAAATCCAAACAACTTTGGCACAATTGAATTTCATCAAATGGTGTATTAAGAATAATATTATTGACTACATTGCCGAGAACAAGGAAAAACTCTTTAGTAAGCAATTGACATGAAGCCCCTGTCAAACACAAAAGTTTGATATCCGGTATAGTACATGTTCAAAGAAAAGGTTTCTGTAGAAATGTCTATTCCAGAGTCGGTGTCTAATTTAACTTCAATGCTAGTCTTTTCTGATTGAATCTGACTAAAGTCCAAGTTTCCCGATGGTTCCACATTTACTGGATTCAACGAGAAACTATATGTGTAAATATTTCTGATAGGTCTTGATAATCGTTTTTGATATGGAATTAAAAATTTGTAATATTCATGATTTGTTTTTGTAACCTCTGGTAGTTTATTTCCATTTATATAGAAGCTTGCCTCTTTCATTACTGGATAAAGGGTTGTATCTTCACCCTGAAAGTCTAAAGTAGAGGAAAAGTTGAACCGGTTTTCATATAGATACTCGCCACCCGAACCACTACCTTCCGCGTCGTCTTCATTTTCAAATATAGTATTCCTGATAAACCAATGAATACATTTCACAGGGATATTGGGAACTAAGTTGTTCTTTATTATGTCTTCGTTAAGTTCACTGAGTGCCACCGGATGTTTTCTCACGAGATCGGTGATCATTGTCTGTCTCTCACTCGCCAAGAACTTCCTTTCATCTGGATTGACTGTTATTTCTTCAGTGATAACATTAAAAGATGGGAGTGTCACCGTATCAGTTGTATTTGTGAAAAATGTTTGTCTGTGAAACTCAAATTCAAACTCAATCTTCTGACGGAAAATTGAACACACTGGAAAGTATGGTCTATTTGGTTTATTTGTGTCATACTCATCACTCGCAAACTTCCTTGAGAAAAAGAAGTGAATGGGTATCACCAGATCTGCGTCATATTGCGCAACACCTGTACTCGTAGGAGCGTCATCAAAACCAAGGTTTCTATTTACAAGAAATCTATTCGCTACTTTTTCTGAAACTTCTAAATAAAGATCGTCATAGATAATACCCCAATCATCGTGGATTTTCTCAACTTCAATATCATCCACAAACATTGTCACACTCTTTAGAATATGTCTTCCCAACTGATCCGCATAGTTTCCATCGCTTATACCAGGCATAGTGAGACTCAAATACATATTACTCAAAAGGTCACCCATATTTGTTGGGTTGAATTGTACTTTAATCGTCTCATTAAATGGCCACGAAGCTTTTGCGTTTCCGGGTTTTACAACATTTCTACTCCTGTGATACTTACGAAAGTCGGAATGTCTCCGATCGGTGGTATAATTAAAGAAGGACTCGTCTGGATCATTGGAAAGCAAGTAGGTGTCTTGCTTCCCAATAGCCTTGAGCGAAATTTTCGCAGCTTCACCCATACCTATCTATTGTCTACATATTTTTAATATCCATTTTCCACATGTCAATGTGCGAGGTACCCTTCATAACTTCAAGTTCTTCCCTCGCTTGTTTTGATTCTTTGAGGAGTTCTCGTACACACTCTTCAGTATATTGGACAGTCTTGATGTTGAGGAGATAGTCATAGGTTCCGTTGATTTTGGGAAAGATGCCAGCCAATTGTCTCTCAAGATCATCCTTCTTTCTTTTGAAGACAACAATCTGTCCCTCAATAACCATTGTCACAAACTTTGATTTGTATCCACACATCTTGGATCTAACTTCAAGTACTTTGATGAGGTGTTCTCTTCTCCTCTTGTAGTGTTCAAGACGAAGATCCACAAAGTCCTTGAGGATTTCCTCGGGACTGGAGTACTTGTAGATGCCCTTGACTGGATGAAAAAGATGCATATTTGAGGTATGGAAGCTCTTTCTCAACTTGAGATCCTTCAGAATGTCTTTGCCAGTGTATCCCATAATTTCAAAATCAACATCTTCCGTTGTTGAGTTGTTTGTGAATCCGGAGATGACCTTTTTCTCTACAAGGGCGTCAAGATACTCCTTGTAGTCTTGGGTCCAGCGCCCCGGTGGAAGTTCTGTCACTTTGAGTCGCGACCCTGTGTCTCGCCACACACCTTCCGTGATCCAAGTACCGTCTTCTTTGAAAACTTTGCCCTTGAAACCCCGGAACCAAGGACTCATATCTTTGAATGAATGTCCCTCCAAGGCTCTTTGAATATTCTCCTTGATATCCTTGGGGTTGAATGGTGGTACATAGCAACTGAAACCCGTACCGATACCCTCGGTTCCATTCACGAGAACCATTGGTAAAGTTGGCATGTAAAAGTCTGGTTCAATGGAGCGTCCATCATCGTCCAAGTAGTTGAGGATCGGGTCATCCCGAGGATCAAAGATCTTGCGAGCCTCCTTGGTAAGTTTTGTGAAGATATACCTCGTTTGAGAAGCGTCTTTACCACCCATGAGACGCGTACCAAATTGACCACATGGCTCAAGAAGGTTAATGTTGTTTGAACCTGTATAG